TATCCAGTATTGATGGTGAGCAAAAACTTAGTGAAAGCCTAACTGAAGCGGGGTCTTCTGTTCTTCCTGTAAAGGCCAAACTTGCAATAGATGGGCTTACTGGAAAAACAAGCATTGCAGATATAGGATCTGATGGTCCTCTTGAGCCTAATGAAGTAAACACTCCTAGATTGGCCAGAGGCGTCAAGCGTGGTACTATAACAGAAGATCAAGAAAATGATAAGTCTTTTCTTATAACCCCTACTGGGAAAATGGTCAACCAGCCTGAAAATCCATATGGAGCAGTTTATCCATATAATAAAGTAGAAGAGTCCGAGTCTGGGCATATTCAAGAAGTCGATGATACTCCAGGCGCAGAAAGACTCAAAGAAACCCATCGTACAGGAACATTCTATGAAATTCATCCTGATGGAACAAAGGTCACAAAGGTAGTTAAAGATAATTTTGAGGTAACAATAGGGGATGACTATACTAAAGTTGAAGGAGCCTGTGCCATTCATGTCCAAGGAGATGCCGAGTTATTTTGTGCAAAAGATATTAATATGGTGGCCATGGGCAATATGTCGGCCTTTGCTTTAAAGAAGGCAGATATTACTTCAATTGGGTCTTGTAGTATTACTGGGCTTACTGATTGTACGGTTGGTGCATTGGGAACGGCTAAATTAAGTTCTTTTGGAGAGACTAAGGTTTTTTCTGTCAAGGGCGTAGATGTAACGGGGGTTGGTTCTGTGGGTATCACAGGAGGAACAAATGTTGACATAACAAGTCTCGGAATGATTACCTTTAGTGATGTCCTAGGTGCAGGCTCTCTCGGTGGGCTTGTCTTGAAAGACGCGGCCCTGGACTTAAAGAATGCCCAACAAGATGCAATAATCGCAACAAAGAAAACATCAGATCGGGTTTTGAAAAAGGATATCATTCGGGTTGGAGAATCTCCTTCCGGAATACCCACATATAACTATAGATATATAAGGGATAAAACTCAGAGTGTCTATTATGGTGTAATGGCGCAGGATATTAAAAAGAGTCATCCGGATGCGGTGAGTAAAGACCAGGATGGATATCTTATGGTGGATTATTCTCTTATTGATGTGGACCACAAAAAGGTATCATAGAAAACAGGATAAATAACACAGAGATGTCTTATAGGGAGAAATATTTTGCCGGCTCAACCAAGAGAATCATATAATGACCTAGACCTTAATTTCACGCCCCATATAAACACCAAGAAATTAACACCCCTTAGAGGGCAACGGGCTGTGACGAGGGCTCTTAGGAATTTGCTACAAACTGAACATCACGAAAAGCCTTTTCATCCTGAAATTGGTTCTCGGGTTAATTCTCTTCTGTTCGATAACATGGATCCTCATCTAGCCAAGTCTTTAGAGCGAGAAATAGAAGTCACGATACAAAATTTTGAACCTAGAGTCGTTTTAAATAAAGTTCAGGTTACTGCACTAGAGGAACAAAATGGAGTGTATATTAATATCTTCTATTTTATTAGGGGAGAACCTAAAGAACAAGTGTCCAACATATTCTTAGAAAGAAATAGATAAAATGGCAACCACACCGACTACACAAGCACTAAAGGTATCCGAGCTTGATTTCGACCAAGTAAAAAATGCATTCAAAACATTTTTGCAGAACCAAAATCAATTTACTGACTATAATTTTGAAGGTTCTGGGCTGTCTGTTCTTTTGGATGTACTTGCCTATAACACACATTATAATGGCGTCTATGCCAATATGTTGGCCAGTGAAATGTTTTTGGATAGTGCAGTCGTTCGAGAGAATGTCGTTTCGCGAGCCAAGAAATTAGGATATACTCCAACTTCACGAAGATCGGCCACAGTAAATGTCAATGTTACATTTTCTTCTCCTGCTTCCGCCACGGCAGGATATTCTTCTCTTACCATTCCTAGGTATACTAAATTTTCGACTTCTCTGGGGAATAGAACTTATACTTTTTTGAATCCAGAAGTGGCTACTGCGACATTGGTTGATCCTTATGGGGCCAGGACTGATTATACTGCAATCGATGTTCCTATTAAAGAAGGAGTTTATTTTAGTGAATCTTATATATCTACTGGAACCCCAACACAAAAGTTCACAATACAGAGCGCAAATGTAGACACTTCTACAGTAGAAGTTGCCGTCAATGGATCCACGTTCAGGGGCGCAGTAAATTATAATGAAGTGAAATCTACTAGCAATGTATATTTTATCCAAGAAGGGTCCCAAGGAAATTATGAGGTATATTTTGGTGATGGTAACGTAGGCAGAGCATTAAATTCAGGCGATAGTGTATTTGTTACATATATAACCACCTTGTCTGGTTCTGAAGGAAATGGCGCAAGAAGTTTTCAGGCCGCTGAAAATTTTAAACTTATTGAAAATAGTGAGTCTGCAATATCTATTTCTGTAACATTGGCCAATTCTGATTCTACATATGCGGCCTCTGGAGGGACCGAAAAAGAATCTATTGACTCTATTAAATTTTTGGCGCCGTTGAATTATGAATCTCAAAGTAGGGCTGTGACAACAGAGGATTATAGATCCAGAATATTAAATGACATTCCTGGCGTTGATTCGGTCAATGTGTGGGGAGGGGAATATAATAATCCACCAGAGTATGGTAAAGTTTTTATTTCTTTAAAGCCTAAGTCTGGATATGCTTTTTCTGCTCTTCAAAAAGAAAATATTAAAAATATCCTAAAGAAGCAAAATGTGGTGTCTGTCCTTCCTACATTAATAGAGCCCGATTATTTATATCCTGTTTTGGATGTACAGGTCATGTATAATCCTTCAGAAAAATCAATTGCTACTTCTGATTTGATGTCAATGGTCAGTAGTACCATTAGCACTTATTCTGAAAATGAGTTGAATAAATTTAATAGTTATTTTAGGTCTTCTATTTTGGGTGGGTTAATTGATGTGACTGAACGTTCTATTAAAAATCATTTGATGGCTGTGAAACTACGGAAGTATTTTATGCCAACATTGAATACGAATTTAGACTATCTATTAAAATTTTCTAATCCTATTTTCCATCCCCATGCTGGGCATATGTCGGTGTTGTCTTCGACATTGTTTTCATATCTTTACGATAATGATCTATATCTAGACTGTAGCCTGGATGATGCCGATGGTGTAGTAAGGGTAGTCCAAACAAATATAGATGGAAGTAAAACTGTCATTAAAAATTCAGGAACAGTTGATTATACTTCCGGAGTGGTCGATATACAAAATTTTACTCCTTATACAATTAACGACGGGACAAATATGGTTAGTGTAACAGTACAGCCTGGGTTTAATGATATTATTCCTGCATTCAATCAGATTGTTTCAATTGATCCTAATGATGTGACTATTACAATGGTTGACGATACGAATCTAACATCTACGGAAAGGCCTGGGGCCCCTGGAACATTTACAGCTTCGCGCGGAACTTATTCTACTACCGATACGGGAACAGGGTCTAGTAGTGGCGGAACGGGGTATTAGAATATATAATGGCAACATCAAATTCTGCATATACACATAAGACTTCGTACCTAGTCAAGGAACAGGTTCCTGGGTTTGTTCGTTCTGACCATCCTCGTTTTGTTCAGTTTTTAGAGAGTTATTATGAATATCTTCAGTCTGCAAATACTGGCATTTATGATTCCGTTTCTAATAATTACTTTATGGGCCCAACTTACTTTAACAAAAAGGCTTTGGAGTATCTGGACCTAGATACTACAGATTTTGATCGTTTTCTTGATAATTTTAAGGCAGAATTTTCTCCTAATATTCCCAAACAATTAGAAACTATTACCGACAAGGCTAATTTTTATAAAAATATTTTAGGGTTTTATCGGGCCAAAGGTTCAGAAGAATCTTTTAAGGTATTGTTTAGATTGCTCTATGGAGAAGAAATTGAATTATACTATCCAAACCGAGATATTCTTACATTAAGTGGTGGAACCTTTTTACCAGAGGTGCGTGTTCGTTTAGGCACCACAGATAATATTGAAGATATTGTTGGAAGAATAATTTATGGTGCAAATTCTGGAGTTTATGCGACTGTAGAACGTATTGAACGGGTGTATGATGATATTAAATATCCTTGGCGCGATCCTACAGACAGGAATGATAGTGTCACTTTTGCCTATTTGAATAAATTTTCTATTTCTAACACGACCATAACTCAAACAGAATTTGACATTGGAGAAGTTATTCATACAGGAAATGTGAGTGGAAATCATGTGAATACGATAATTCACGCATCGCCTGTTAATACTGTTTTCTTTGATGATTTTTCTACATATGCCAATGTAAATTATTTGTTGGCTATTTCTGATAATAGGGGTTCGTTAACAAATTCTCTTTCTCGAAATATTGCTGATCCATCATATGCCGGAGGGGCTTTTGATGAATCTGTAAATGTGTTTTCGAGTAATACAGGGCATTATGATAATCGTTGGTTTGATTGGCGAAGTATGTTATCGATAGGTCTTGATCCTATTATTTCCGATCAATATGTTAATCCCGGGATAACTTTTGTTTCTGATGAAAGTGCTTCTGGCGGAAAAGTAATGGTTATTGGAAATGATGGAAATAC